CCATCCTCATACACCTCAACCATTTTCAATGCAATTAGCTTTTCAAGGTAGCCATCGGTTTCCAGTTCGGCATGTTCATACGTCATAACGCATTCGGCATTCCAGTAGATGCAGCAAAGCCTTAAAAAGGCCACTTGCACCTCGCAAGATTGCCGGGATATTCTGCCCATCATCCAGTCGGCTGGGCTAAATTTAAACCAAGGTAGTTGTTTCATAAATTGATTTTTTTAAGTGAGTTTATATTCCAAAAAAACATAGGTGGGCTTACTTTTTTGCCCTTTACAATGCCATCCCAATACCTTCCTTTTTCGTTTATGTTTACGAAAAATATACCAGTTGGCATTTTTTCTTCATGAAGAAAAGCCATAAATAAATCAACGCCAGTTAAATTAGCAATTTTTTTGTAGTGTAAATAGTGACGGTAATTGCAACCTGTTTCAATTACCCCCTTAAATTCAACCCATTGCCTTTTTCTTTTAACTTCTAAAAACGTGCATTTATTTTGCTTGAAAATAGTTAAATCAGGGCTTATGTGGCTGCCATTTATTTCAATTATTTTTGGTGAAATGTCATCTTCAAATTGATATAAAGGCAAAACCGCATAGCCTTTTTTGAGGAGAAGGCTCGCAACTTCCTTCTCCCCATCTTGGCCGAATGCTAAAGCATCCTTAAAATTGTCCACTTTCTGCTCCATAGTGGTCCCAGTTTTCTCGGTTTTGTCTTGAAAAGAAATCAAGCCTATTTCCAATACACATTCTTTCTGCCATCTGATAAAAAGCTTCAGGCTTTCTTGAATGCTCTCTTCTTGGTTCGGTAATAATATCCCTTTCGCTACTTCCGTTAATTATCGGGTTTCCTTTTACACCTATTAAGCAAAATTCTACCTGCATTCTTATGGTTCTACCAAGGCCCATTTTTACTTTGTCCCAAACTAATGTAGCCTTGTAATTAAAGCCCCAATTATCAAGCAGCTCAAAACTATCTCTTAAAAAAGCATGAGTAGTCCAAAGAAAAATAACGCAATCATCGGCAGTTGGCAATTCAATTTTTGCAATTTGCTCTACTGTCATAGTTGGGTAATCAACTGCACCCCTATTTGAAGTTGCATCATAGTCATCGCTTGAAAATCCACCTTTTTCGCTATATGCCCAAGGCGGATCGATTGCAATAACATGATATTTTTTGTTTGGCTGAACAAGGTTTTCCGATTCAATTTTTTGCTTAACCTCTTCAATTTTTTTATCTCGTTCAGCCTTTTTCTCCTCTTTCTTAATCTCTTGGTAGGCTTGGTTTATACTAACCTCTCCCTGCCGCAGCTTTTCTTTAATTTCTTCTGGGGCTTTTTTCTTTACCACGTCAAACATGGCCTTTTTTCCAGTACTCCAGCCAAGTTTTTCGGCCACTATTTTCCGTGTATCGTGGCTTTCCGTTTTGTCAATTATTGACAAATCGGGGCTTTCTTGCCCTTGCTTTAATGTTTGTAATTGTTTTTCCCTTCCAATGGCTTTAATACACTCTTCAATAACTTCGTTAAGTTCTCCTTTTACAAAGTCATGTAAGTTTCTTCTGCCAAGTTGATTTTCGGCCATCCATTTCTTGGCATGGTTCATTGAAGTAAAGGCCATCTCTTTCACCTTAAAAGGCAGGTCATACATTTGTGCCAGTTCGTATCGGTTGTGGCCATCTACGATTGTGCCTTGCCATGTAATAATTGGCTCCCGAATACCTTCTTGGCATACGTTAGCTTCAAGTTGCGCAAACTCCTCACTTGTTAATGGTGGGATTAACGCTTTCAGTTCAGGGTTAATGCTTAAATTTTGCATAGGGTTTTAATAAAAAAGCCATTTGGTCGGGGGCGGTAAGTAAGGTTAAGACTTGGCCAAGGCGGGCCTCCTTTCTCACGCTACCCCCGAACAAACGGCTCGGTTAATTTTGGTTTTTACCTTTCATCGGCGTCTTAATGCCTTCACAAATATACAAATTAGTTTCAAATATCGCACCATTCAGCACCTACTTTGATAGCCGAAACCATCCTAAGCATGTACTCAAATGCATCATGAAACGGCATCGCATTGGCATTGTCCACTACTTCTTTGGTCATGCCTTCAATCGCCAGCCAGCGGTCATCTTCTTGGTAGCCGATGCTCCATTGTTTGCCGCTGTAAATCAACATAAAGTCGCTGTCGCTTATAAATGAATACCAAGCCACATCTTGCTGCGGTTCGCCGCCGAAATTGCTTAATTCAAGTCTGTACTCATCATTTGAAAATGTTGAAAGTGGGTACACATCTTCGCCGATTACGGTTGTGCCTTGCCGAATGCCTTGTTCGTGCCTTTCGGTGTCAGCCCCGTATGGGTAGCTTTTAATGGCATAGTCAAAGGCTACAATGGCAACGTGGTTAGGATAGCGTGAAACGAAGTCAACAAGCCCTTTGCCGTTCATTTGCATGGCCATCATTACTTGCATCTTGTCTTGGTTGTAGGCGATGCCGATTTCGATTAATGATTTTTGTGTGTTCATGGTGTTTAGGTATTAAAGGTTAGTAGGTTTCGCCCAGTCAATCCGGTAGCTTGAATTGTTGTGCTTTTCGACTTTGAAGCCGTTGGTTCGCAGCTTTTCGATGTCATCTTCAGCAATCGGGTTGAAAACCCAGCAGTACATTTCGCCCTGCTTGGCTTTTTCAAGGCAGATGGCTTCGATTTCGGCCATTGTGATTCTTGGCTTACTGGTTGCCAAGTTGTAAAGGTGATTTGCGTAGATCATGGTGTTTGTTGTTAAGGGGTTAAAGGTTAAAAGGGGCGGTTGCCGGCCCCCGTTTTGTTTTACAATCGGTGTTTTACTTCGTTAATACATTCATCAAATCTGCCTTTAATTTCTTGGTAAACTTCGATGGGTATTTTTCTTCCAAATTCATTATACCCTCCCAACAAAATAGCTATTGCCATAATTTCATCGTGATTGTTTGGGTTTTTTTCTGTGCTTTCATGCTCAATGGTTAATTTGCTAACCTTGTTGCCCATGTTTACATTTTTAAGATTTGCCATAATTGTGTGTTTTTGTTTGTGTGAATTATTGTACAGCAAACCTAAAAAGAATATCAATACAAAAATCGGCATTAACACTTTTTAACACTTGGGCATAAAAAGAAAAAGCCCCAGCCAAAAGGCTGAGGCAATTTCACACCTAACACACTATCTTAGAATGGCAGGTTGTCGCCATCGGTTTGCAGTTCAGGCAAACGGCCGCCGCCAGTTTCGGTACGCATACCGCCAAGCAGTTCGACTTGGTTCACTAAAACCTTGATGTCGTTGCCGATCTTGTCGTTACCTTCTTTGTCTTTGTAAACGTCAAGAACAGGTCGGCCGCTGATGTACACTTGCGTGCCTTTGCTTAGGTATTTAGCAACCCCAGCAGGCTTGCCGTCACGACCGAACAAGGTGCATCTAAACCATTGGGTTTCTTCGCCTTTGCCGACCGCTACCGAAAAGGTAGTGATGTCTTTGTTTTTGCCGACCAGTTCAGCGTCTTTGCCGATTCTGCCGATTAATTGTAGTTGTAACATGGTTTATTTGGTTTTTAATTGTTTCTTACGTTGAATTGCTTTTGTGACAATGTGCTGGCCGATTTCAGCCCCGTTCATCGACAGCCAAGATAGCAGATGCTTAAGGTCTGCCGCCCGGTTGGCGCAAGTGCCGATTATCAGTTCGCCCTTCTGCCCGTTTTGGGTAATGGCAATCGAAGCGGTTGCCGTTTCTTTGTCGGGATAAGAACGTACAATAATCGGTACATCTAAATACGTTGGCCGAATCATTTGCGCCCAACTGCCGTCCTTGATTTGATCAAAGCCAAGCTGTTCTAATTGCTCTTTTCTCATGGTTTGTGTGTGTTTAGTTGTAATTAATTGACGTGAAGATAGGTGTATTTTTGTTCAATTCCAATTCTTGCATTACCATTTTTATATGCTCGCAAAATTCAATGCATTTCATATAGTATTGTGGGTCTGCTAAGATAGAATCCTGCACAAACTTAATGCTGTGCATGACCGTTGCATGCTCGCAGTTCAGCATCTTGCCGATGTCTTGAAGGCTCATTGACGTTGCGCAGCGCATCGCAAACCTCATGGCATGCTTAAAGTGTTTTACTTCCCTGAACCTTCGCTTGCTGTATGCCGCCTCGTACGGCAACCCCCAGTAATCGGCAGCGGCTTTGATGACATATCGTTGGTGTTCGGTCTTAAGATGCATCTTAAAGAATTCATCGTTTCTGCTGTTGATTATGCGGTCAATTTCGGTGCGAATCTTCAGCAGCCTATCGTTGTCCTGTTTCAACAGGTAGCGTTCAAATTGTCTGTCTGTCATTGTAATTGTGGTAAAAGTTCAACTTCGATAATGTTGCGGCACATCTGCACCCGTTCGTAAATGGCATTTATGGTGGCTTCATCGTAATAAATGTCAAACACCTTCAACCGATATTTGGCTGGGATATTGGTCAGGTCTAACTGGATGCCGCCAAGTTCTTCAGGGGTTGGCATTAAAACATACACCAATTGGGCCCGTTTCAGCCCCAACAGGTGCATGTAGCCTTGAAGCTGGTACCAATATCCTTTCGGTGGGTTGCGCTCCCACATTGGGAAGGTAAACACATCCCAAGGGCATTTAATGTCCACAACGGTGTTGCCGTGAATAACATCGGGTGTGCCGGTTAGAAAATCATTCTCAAAAAAGGTTTCGTTCTTCTCGGGCATAAACCAGTTAAGGTGCTGGCCAGCAAATTCGATGGCGGCATCTTCGACCATTCGGCCCTTCTCCATTGGCCTACTGTCGATTTGCTTGCGCACCCCGTAGATTTGTTCGATAATCCAATCTTGTAGGTACGAATAGCACGTTGCACCAGCGGTTTCTTTGCCCCTGCCATTGGCCATAATTTGACCAATGGCAGAACATCTAATTTTGAAATCTTGCATCACTTCAATTGTTTGGTGTAGATATCAATGGCTTTCTTCACAGTTGCCTCATCCTTCGCCCAAGATTTAACGTAGATGCAATCGGCATCGTTGAACGGGTTGGCCTTTTCTTTGCTAACGTCAGGCAGTTGCTGGCTGATGTCGAACAAGGTGTTGACCAATTCTTGCTGCGGATCGGGTAGCGTCAAGAAGTCAATCACTACGGGTGCGGCCTTTTGCGCCTGTGCCTTTTGCTGGCCGATAGCGTTTGCCACTTCATCTGCCGTAGCAAATTCAGTGCCGCCAAGGCCAAAGGCTGCCAAGGCCCTACCGATTGCCGATGTTTCAGCGTTCTCCAAAGCCGAAGTTTTGTTGATGCTGGATGCCTTGCGATATTCTTCAGCGTGGCCAGTTGCTACCAGCCGCCCTTCGGGGTTGAAGATGCTTGCTTTCATAACTACGCATTCGGCATCCCTTGTCAGCACCTCAGTTGTTAATGAATGGTCAGGGCATGCAGCCTTGAATTTTTGCACACGCAGGGCTACTGTTTCGTACTCCCTGCCGTGAATGTTTACTTTACCGTTGTTTTTCATGGGTTTTGTTTTATTTGGTTAATAATTGATTTACTTTTTCGATTAAGGCTGCGCCAATATACTGGCGGCAGATGTCGGCGGCTTGTTGGCGGGTGGCAGTAACAGCAGCATAAGGAACATTAGCAGAATAAGCAGCAGCATCAGCAGCATCAGCAGCAGCAACAGCAGCAGCAGCAACAGCACCAACAGCAGCAGCAGCAGCACCAACAGCAGCAGCATCTAACTCTTCACGTGTAGCCTTGCCTTCGCCAAATGCAATAGCCACATTAACAGCGTTGATGCTTCGCTCATCTTCCATTAAGCGTCTAACCGTGTTTGCACAATGCCCTTTCGCTAATGTGCGAAGTCGCAAATCTACATCAACTTTTTTGGCAAGCCAAAGCAACCAATCTCCTCGGTGGCAGGTTGAAACTATTTCTTCGATAGGCATATCTCTTGCCCATTCTTTTGCGCTTTCGCAAGCATCTAATTTGATTAAAAGTTCTTTAAATGTCATGGGTTTTGTTTGTAAAAGGTGATTAAATTAGAAAGAACGATGTTTGCTTGGCGCATTACCATTTCGCTGGGTATCAACGGCGGCTGCGACCTGAATGTGGCGAATAGTATCGGCCTACCTTTGTCGGGCTTGCCGATAATTTGGATTTTGTTACCGCCAACAAGCGGCGATTCAATTAGGGTGATTTTCATGGGTGTATGTGTATTTGGGTTTGGTTACTAAATTGTTCAGGTAAATAATTCTTGACTTTCTGCCAATAGCTTGCGGTGTTTGGTTTGGTATGGCCGTTTGGCCCGCCATTCCATTTACGTGCGATTACTTCGGCATTGGTATAGCCTTTTTTGGCAACCCAAAGATGAAGGGCCTTGGCAGATTTGCCGCAGTCCCACCTATCGTTTAGGTCGAAGTCGATGCCGATGCGGTTGAATTCTGCTACCATTATCGGGCGAATCTGCAAGCATCCGCAAGCATCTTCACGTTTGTTGTGGGCAAGGTCGTTGCCACCGCTTTCGACCATTATCATGGCCGCAATTAGTTTGATTAGTGTCATGGCTTAAATCTCTTCTACTTTAACAAGAACAAAGCCGTAATCCTCTTCAAAATCATTAAAGGCATGTTCGCCATCGTGCGAATGGTGAATGATTTTGCCGTTACCTTTTTCCTCGACAATGTCGATGCAGCCCATAAAAGCATAGCCGTAACCGCCGCCTCTAACCCCATCAAGATTGATGTTTGCAACTTTCGCATCGAACAGTTGCTGATTTGTAATTTCATAAGTTGTCATAATTGTGTGTTTTTTTATGGTTAATGAAATTTGTACTGCAAACCTAATACTTATTTCAACACGAAATCAACAGCAAGTGTTAAAAAGTGTTAAAACAAAAAAGCCCCGATGTGGGGCTTCGTAGTATTATAATAAGGTTAAACCTGACAAATGCGATATAAGACGTTATTCTTTGATTTTCGATACAATCCCCTTGCCCTTGCGAATGATGTCGTATAAACGTTTCAAAAGCGTTGTGCCTGTCATTTTCTCGATGTTCTCATCTATGCTTTTGAATTCAATCCCAATTAACGCAACCCCGACCGCCTTGGTAAGCACAAAAGATGTGTTCACGAACTGGCCAAGAAGGTCTCCAACGATAAAAACATCCATCACGAAGAAGGTCAA